AGCAGGAACAACTTCTGGAGTGATTCGTTTGACTGTTGTTGTAAAGTGTGGACCGTCCTTTTGAACTGAAAGAACACACTCACCTTCTTCACCGTTGCGAGTAACAATTGCTTTTCGAAGTACATCATTTGATAACATATATATATATTTATATTAGTTTAATAACACCATGGACTTATATTATATCAAAAACCTAGGAGTTCGTCCATTGGCTCTACACCTTGTGTTTGAACAGTTGCAACTAATTTAGGAGTTGGACCGATAGAGGACATTGCATAACGTATGCCGTCTAGAGAATGGCTAAACATGTGTTCCGGTTTATTTAATATTTTACCATTTCTATCAGTCATCCATAAATAATTTCGATATTCATTGATAATATTTACCGAACGCTTTGTTACTGATATCTTTTGGTCTTGAATAAATTGTATACCAAATTCTACTGAATCATTACCTTTGCTAGCACCGATAATATTAAGTCCATAACTCCTTATTTCATCAATTGACTTGGGTTCAGCACTGTCTGCAATAATTAAGGCAGGCGCTTCTAGCGCAAGTAAAGTATCAGCAATTTGTTTATTTGACAAACCTTTTTGATAAACAACCTCATCAAAAATATACCCACCGTCATACTTGAGTACCGCAGAAATGGCTGTAGGATCATTTGTATAACCAAAATCTAACCCATACCTTTCTAATCGTGCATTAACAGGTATCAGGTCAATAATTTGCCAATTGGTATATATCTTTCCTTCCACCTCGCCAAGCAAACCTTCACCATAAACTTTCCACCAACCTTTTCTATTCTTACGTTGCTCAATCGATTCTCTAATTTCAGGCGGACATCCTTCATTATCTAAATAAGTGAGAACAATAAAATCAACATCACTTCTCTTTGCGATCAATTCGGTCTGAACCCAAAACTCATTAGTAGGGTTATAGTCTAAAATGAAAAACTCTTTTGTACGAACTTCTAATTGTTCAAAGGCATCAAAGGTATTGTTATTAGCCTCGTTCATAAAACATCTGTCACGCCTTGCACCTCTTAATTTATCCCCATTATCAGTTGAGAAAAACTCTATCCTCGACCCTGTTTCAAAAGTGTAGGTAGAGTCTTGGACATTCCAATTACTGTCTTTCCAGTAGTGATGAGATTGGAGTATCCTCTTAAAATCGCGTAGGGCACCTCTCTTTAAGTGGGGGATAGACTCTGCTACCACCGAAGTGATAGTAGGAACCGTATCTGTTTGAGCATAGGCAATTAAATACAGAAGTATTGATATAGTCTTGCTAGCCGAGGTACCACCTTGGATTATTCGGATTCTTTTAGAAAGCTTACTTATTTTGTCATAAGCAGTTGTTAACTCAAACATTTATATTCTTTTAACTACTGCGATTGGATCTGGCATAATATTTGTACCGTCGGGATTGGAGAATGACTGAACAGCTTTACCAAAATGATGTTCAAGTATAAATTTTAACATAATAGGATCTCCATTCTCTGCCATTAGGATAGCTTTATCAACAAGTCTTTTGACAGTACCCGATGCCAAGTAATCAGAAAGTTGAGGTTTTGATTTAGAACCTTTTGGACGACCGCCTTTAATTTTATGGCCCATTACGAATGTCATAAATTATATTTTTATATTTGATAGCTCTAGAGCCTGTGCGATTAAATCAACAACACATCTTTTGAAATCTTTATTATCGGATAATAGCATTTGAAACGATACAGGAACCTTCACATCCCTTAGGTGAATATCACCAGACAGAACAGCGACACTTTCCCCACCTTTAGTCTTTAAGTCTTGGACAACAAACACTAATTTTGAAACTTCTTCATTCATATTTTTTTATTATAACATAATAAGTCATGGTATACAATGACCGCTTTTATTAAAGCTACTATTAAAGCTACTAAGAGTAATAGTAAAATAATCATAATTGATGAAGACTAAGTGGTGGTAATGAATAGTTTGATAGGGCCCCTTTTCTCATTCTATAAGAAAGTCCCGAAGATTTATAATCTTCTCTCATGAAGGCCCAATACTTATCAATATTATCATACTGTAAATTCTTTATTTGCATTGACTTAACCGATGATCTAAAAGCTCGTCTAACTTTTGGAAAGAGTAGAGCAAATAAAACTACATTTATAAAATATTGTACCTTCTTCATATCAAATTCCTCTCTGTACATTAAGATTTTTGATAAATATTTTACTTCTCTGAATGGTCTAGCAAGGAGTTTTTCAGTTGATGTCTCACTCATAATATCTATTAAACGCAATCTATATGCGTTGTCATATTCTATCAAATGCGAGAAATATAAGGAGAATTGGCTTGCTACAATCTCTTTTAAACCCATTCCAATTAAGAAGCTATACAAAGTAGCGTCTAATTCTTTCATACAAACCATTCGATACTCCGGTTTTAAAATATGTGTTTCTAGTGTTTTTTCTGCAAATCGATTGAAAGCAGAAAAAAAACTATTTAATGTTGGTCTCAATTTAAAGATTTCAATGAAGATTGCTTTTAATATATCTATTGAAAATAAAGTTTCAGGAGTTGCTATACCTTTTTGTGGAAATTCAGCACCCTCATAATAAACAAAAATACCATCGTCACATCTAATAGATTTTACTTTTAAAGCATAAACAGAACCCGATTTTTCTATCGTAGAATTTATCTTCTTACCAGTTCTATTTTGGTAAATATAATCTATTTTTTCCACCTCTTTTTTAACATCATTATCGAATGTGATCTACGCTCTGCAATACTTTTATTCTTCCAACGAGCTTCGAAAGCTTTTCTTGTTATAGCTTTCCTCTGTTTAGCCGTCTTTAATGACCACTGAAATTTTCTTGCTTGACTTTGAGCTTCTGACATACAAAGATTATAACACTACTGTATAATAAAAAGCAAATTGACCCTATTGATTTACAATAGGGTCAATTATAGTTACTCATCAATCTGCTCTTCAATAACACACAAACAAGGCTTATCATCTTCTGGTCCAACATTTACATGGCCAGTACCATCACACATATCGCAATTAGGCATAGAATTGTTATTATTGCTTTCTTGTAAAATCGACCTTTCAAAAAATCATCTTGCATATCATCTAGTGTTTTCATTTTATTGATTGCCCCCAGTTAAATCTGTTCAACAACTACTTTATGACTTACCATTTAGCGAGTTATTCACAAGCTAAGGGCTATCTAATTTCTTCATTGAACAGATGTAACTAGGGGCAGATTAATACTTACCTATTCCAACAACCTTTACTTGAATACCAAGGCTCGCTACCTCTATTAGCATACAACCACTTAGCAAAAGCAATGTTATCCTTTTCCTTTGTAATATCAAACCCAAGCTTTGTTGCCTGTGCAAAGTTAACAGTGTTAATTTGTGCAATACCAATATCAACTGTTCCGTTGGTATTTACACCAATTATAATCTGTCCATTCTTACCCAAGTGCTTACCGCCACTTTCACATTTGAATATTCTAGCCATTACAGGTGCATCACTTTCAATCATAACTTCCTTTATTACCTCAGCTTCAACAATCTCTGGAGCAATATTTTTCTTTGCATAATGATACCCTGCAACACCAGACCAACCAATAATGTCCATAGCTATGATAACAAATACTACACGAACAGCTAAACGCTTTGCTTTATACCTAAACACTTGCATCTTAGTCTTTCCACAATACATGTTATCAATGTGCTGGTTTCCATAAAATATTTTTGTAACTTTCATATATTTAATTAATTACTAATAAACATAGTCATTATACTACTGTGTAAAATAATTGCAAGTGCACCTGTGGATAACTTTTTAACATAGCCTAGGAGGCATTGTTATTAACAATGTTTGCTCTCATTATTGGGGTGTAAAGAGGTTATTCATAAAAATGCTAGTCACGATTATATGGCTAATAATATAGAAACACGTTTTTACTGCCACCCTGTCATGTCAAAATGCTGTCAGGGTGGCTTTAAATGGCCTAACAGGGCCACGTTTATACTGTCAGGTGTCTCAAGCAAGAAAAAAGGGTGGCTTAACAGGGCCACGTTTATGCCGTCAGAGAATGACCAAAAAGGGGGTAGACTAATTCCTATAGGAGATGATGATGATGATTATTATGATG